GTTTTACAGAATTAGTCTGGTTTCAAAGTCCGATAGGGAGTTTGTGGGTTCACAGTTATTGTGGATTTGGTTTCCGAAAGCTAACACCTTGCTTTTGCTACACACGAGAGTGTGGTCGCTTTGCACCGCCCGTCAGGGCAGCAGTGATGTTTATCAAAACATACACGTTTAGTGCGCTCAACTTCAGTTGGGCCTTTTAAATATTCATATGCCAAAAAATCATAAGAAAAAGTCAACAAACATTCAAAAACAGAAAAACAGACAGCACCGTCAGAAAATTAGAAAAGTGGCTAAGAAGTCAGCTCGTTCTATGGCGCGAGGTTTTGTTAAGGCTCAGATGAGTAACGTTATGGGAGAACCCGCCGCAAATTTCGTATACAGCAGTGTTTCGAGAGCGGTTAGTTCCGTCCCACGTTCGGTCAGACAAAAGCAGTTAGTGCTTTCCCACGTTGCATCCCAATATCTGAGAACCTTTTTAACACCTTTTGCTAGTGGGGTCAAATCCACTGGTCTTCCGAGACCACCTAACCAACCTACTTTTAAAACCACTGGATATGTCCGTGGTGTCGGCGCAATCGGTCAAGCCGGCGTTGGTTATGTAGCTTTCGCACCATGTCTTGCTAATGACAAACCCACCATCTATTTTTCTACCAAGGACTATGGTCAGTCCCAAATGTCTTCACCCCCGTCAGACATGAAACTCTCAGCGAGTAAGGCGGGTGCGGGTTTTTACCCAGCTTGGTCAGCTATGACTAATTTGCCCTATACCGGCGCCCAACTCAGTAGTTCAGGATTATCAAATTATAATTCTGATATTGATGGAAGAATCGTCAGCGCCAGCGTTTCAGTTCAATACACTGGAACGGAAGTCAATAGGTCAGGGCAATATTATGCGTATGCGGATCCAGATTGTGAGACAATCCTTGGTGGAAACCATCTCAAGACTGAAAACGGTACTGGGTATGGTTCTTCCGGTATGGCACAAAAAGATGCCTGCGAAATCCGACAAGCAGGGCGTAAAGGAATAACGGTGACAGCCGTTCCCGTCGCTAATTATATCGACGACTTTACCCGGGCAAACACCAGCACGTGGCGCAAGTGGTTTCCATATTCAAATGCAGAAGTTTATACTACTGTGGACGAAACCAGCCCTAACGTGCCACCTGCCACACCCGTGACTTATAATACGGATGATGCGGGTGCACCAACCCTAGGGGTACTCATTACCGGCATTAAGGAGATGACATTCTATTTCGAAGCCATTATCCATGCTGAGTATGTTGGTCCCGGTGTTATGCAAGCCCTCCTGACCGAAACTCGGTCAGATGTTGTTGGATACGATGCGGTTAAGTGTATTGTAGCTAGAGCACAACGCAACATGGCCAATAACGCAAACCTTTCTTTTTCCCAGTCTCTCAAACAAGAGATGGCAAATGAAGGTGTCGTTTTTGGCATGGGATCGCGTAGTGTTGATTATTAGTTAGTCATATCATTATAATATTCATTGTGAGTCATTAAATATATATTCATAATAACCAGAGTTCGAAAGTAGTTAATACGAAATTGGATCAACACTGCCACGTGTATAACGGAAGTTGAAGCTCTTTAAAAGCTGCGTTAAAATACGCATTCTGCGTCTTAGACAGCGACCGGCGAGTTGTTGTCTGAGGCCAACGGGGACTACAATGGGCAAAAGCGGCAAAGGTAGAACCAAGAACTCGTTCGCGAGTGAGAAGGAGAAAGCTGAAAAGCTCCATAATAAAAACAGCGCATACGGAGGGACAACGTTCGATGGTGTAGCCAGGGGCATCATGAACCAAACCGACGAAGATAACGAAGCCAAGGAATTACGGAAAGACCTTGTGCGGGATAAGAAAG